GCCTTCTCTACAAATGGGATTAAGAAGTTTTCTTGGAAGTTAATCAACGTACGCTTATGGCGTTTGATGATTGCACCTAGAGCCATTGACGTACCTGCTGCTGTACCTTCGCCATTGATTGATGCAGGAACACCAGCACTATCAATAGCTCCAGTAGCTTGCTGTACCATTTGTTGTAGTTGTTGTGCTTGCGTAAATGTTACTTGGTCTAATTGCCCAAACTTAAATGGTTGTAGCACTTCTGCTGGATTACCATTTGTAAGAATAGTCTTACCTGCTCGTATATCTAACTTAGAACCACGAGGCATACGAGAAGCGTCTACAGCCATCATAGGGTGTACTGTAAGAGCCAAAGCATCAATACGTGCGCGTAGCTCTGTGTCTAATGCTTTCTGGCTGTTGTAGGCCTTTTCACAGATGCCACGACCCCAAAACTTAAATGGTACTAAATCCCAAGAGAAAGCAACCACTGGTCGGTCTTTCTTCATATACGGATTTAACTCTGCTTTAAGTATTGTAGACTGGTTTGCTATTACTAATATAACTTCAGTATAACTTTGATCTTTATCTGCAGGTACTATCTCAGTAACTTCACCCTCTTTATCTACTGTCTCTAATAAGTCAGTAGGTACTAAGCCATAGTACTTAGTAAGACGAACCATATCATCATCGTATACGTTATCAATCTTACTTGCATCATCTAAGTCATACTCGTAAGGATCTTTACTTACTTCTACATCTTTATAAATACCTGAATCAATACCTTGTTTAACCTGATGATAAGGAACCATCTTATCAATAGCTACACCAAGAGCGTCATCAATGTTAGTAGCTAATGGGTCAATTAAGAAGTTTTGTGGCATAATTGGGTCTAGCTTAACTAAGAACCTAGGCTTTTTCATTACACCCACTGCAGTCATACCAAGCTCAGGTGCAGGTTGTGTAGCAGGTACAAGCTCTGTTACTTCCTCTAAGACTAGCTCACCAATGCCTGTACCAAATACAGCAGAATTAATAAGACACTCAGCTACACTACTACGAGTCTTAGCAAAGTGCATATCTTCTTCTAGTTGATTACGTAAGAAACCTACATCGTTTGGATCAGGGTCTTGCAAGTCATCTTTAATATCAAAGAACTTACCACGACCAAACGTAGCTTCTTCAATCTCTGCTACTGAGGATTCTACTGCCTGTTGTGTAGCTGGTGATATAAGACGAGAGCGTTCTGACTCACGCATAGAGTCTGACTTATCCCATATGCCACGCCATAGACGATAGTATTCATCATGCGTCTCTGCATAGTTTGTTTGATAATGGTCACGCCATTGATCGCACTTGTTAATTACCCAGCTTTCTAAAGACTGGTCACTATAAATATCATCATCATTCATATATTAATATCCTGCTACTGGGTCAAGTACCTCAAAGTCATCAACTTCAAAGTCGTAATAGTATGTAACTTTAGCTAGCTGATCTATGTAAGCTAAAGAATCAATTAAGTCATCATGTACTTGTGGGTTAGGAAATTGAAATAGTTGGTCTAAGAACTCAGTATTCCATTCACCTTGGTTAATACTTATAACACCGTGTTCAAACCTACCTTGTAGTGCTGCCACTACTCGATCAGTCTTCTTCTTATTACCATGAGTTAATTCTTCAATACGAAAGAAGTTATTGCGCTTCTTCATCATATCTGTTAATGGAGACATGATTGCCTGTCTTGATATACCCTTCTCAATACCTACTGCTACAGGTTCGTAGTCATCTACAGCTTCAAATATCTTCTCAGCAGTTTCTTCAAATGTCCATCTGCCGTATATAATCTCAGCTACCCACCAACCTTGTTCATTTACTTTAACTATAGATATAGATGTATTATCTAGTTTACTATTCTTAGACTTCTTCTTATTAGCATCTTCAAAGCCAGCCATATCAATAGCTATGTAGTAATCCCCTATATCTGGTTCATCTACATCTACTTTAATCCACTCTTCCTTGAATATGTCAGAACCCATAGCCTCAAAGGAAGCCATAAACTCTTGCCTAAATGCATAACTAGACATAGACTTCTTAGCTATATCTATCTCTTCAGGGTCTAGCATTGGGTTATCATACGAGGTAAAATGCCAACCTTCGTATGTACTATCGTTACCTACAGTAGAGTACGTATACAACTCATAGAAGTGGTTACGACCCATAGGTGTACCAATAAACAGTGCACCACCTTTTTGGTCAGCTAGTGCTGGTCTTAGGATTTGCTCCCATACACTAGGCTTCATGTCAGCATACTCGTCCATTACCAAGTACTTTAATGACACACCACGCATAGTCTCTGGTCTGTCAGCACCCTTCAATGATATGGTTGCACCATTGATAAGCGTAATCTGTAGGTTGTTGATGTGACTGCTTTTGATTACTGGGTGTCCTACCTCAAGTAATGCTTGCCACATAATGTCACGAGCCTGTCCTTGTGTTGGAGCTACATAGAACACATGCCCTGACTTAACTTGTAAGCCATAGAATATAAGTAAGTATGCAGCTAAACGAGACTTACCTGTACGTCTACCTGCTGCTACTACTTTAAATCTAGCTTTACTGTCCCAGACACTTTGTTGCCAAGGTAACAGTTTAATGTTTAGGTCTGTCAAACCAGTATCTTTTGACCTATCTGTAGATTAGTAACATCTTTAATCTTATTATCATCTACTACTTCAGCCACTGTTTTATCAAACTTCCTAGCTATTGAATATACAGTATCACCCTTTTGTACTACGTATTCACTCATAGAATTTAGTTTATCTTCACGCAAAGCTACAGAAATACCTTCTGGTTCATACATAGCCATAGCACGAGAAGCATCACGTAACCGTTGTTTAATATGTTCTGGAGTATCTTCGCTCTTAAACTCCTTATTATTTAATAACTCTACAGAGGCTTCCTCGTATTTACCTTTATTAAATAATGCAACTGTCTGGTTACTTTGTTGCAAATCACCTCGATAAGCTAACTGTGCTAATTCTGCTTGTAGCTCTACAGGTAACTCGTCATAGTCATTAATTAAATTACGAGCTACGTCTTCATGGATTTCAGCAACTTCCTTAAAAGACATATCCATATAGTTACCAGTTTGACCTACACCTTTAGTTACAATACCTTTAGTATCTTCATACTCCGTAGGTACATAACCTTCTAACTCAACAATACGTCTTTGTACTGGAGTTAATTCACCTTCAAGCTCTTCTACTTTATCTACAGCCTTTTGACCATGTAACATCTTAGCAGCCTCTTCTTTAGCATTATCATCTGATAGTATGCCAGCCATCTTTGCAAGTTTCTCTAACAATCCCATTATTCATTATCCGTTGGATTTAAGTTAATATATTCACCTTCAATATCAGGCTCTTTATCACCAATAATAGTAGTATCACCACCAACACCAGTAATCGTAATGTTTACTGAGGACTTACCACCATTCATCTTATCCTTATCAAAGTATGATAATGGCATAAGTCTATCAACTAATAGCTTCCATGCGGCTGCTTGATTCTTATGGTCATCATCAAGAGCTGCATTTAGTATTGAGTCAAGAACCTTACGAGACTTAGGAGATGCTAATAGTCTAGCTTTATAGTCTGCTATAGCTGATGCATCACCTTTTGGTCTACCTACTTGTCCTCGTTTCTTCTTTGCTTCTATGGCTTTCTTAGGTGGTCTACCCCTACGCTTGGGAACCGCCTTAGTTTCATCAGTCATATTATTTCTTCATCATATTCTTAATGGATTGAATACCAAACGATGCAGCGAACACTACACCTACTGCTGTCTTATAGAAGTCTGGCATAGCTTCTAATGCAGTAAAGCCTTTCATAACTACTTCTTCGTGACCTGTAAAAGCTAGAACAAGTGGTATACTAACTAATATAGTAAGCCACTCGTCCTTCCAGCTTTTGTTACTAGCTTCAGCCATAGCCTGATTCCACTCAAGCTCACCTGCTGCTACCTTTTCCATTACTGCTGCTTTGGCTTTAGTAGTGGCTAGTTTAGCCTCTGAGTTAATTCTAGCGGCTTCTGCTTTACCTGATACCCAAGTAGTTGCTACCTGAGCTACTGCTGAAATTATTGGTATCATTAGTGCTGTGCCTTCTTATGTTCTTTTACTTTCTCTTCAAGTAATGTTAATCGACTAAGAGTTTCCATGTGTTTCATCATAAACTCTTCACGAATAACTTGACGTTGAAAAGCGTTTTCTGGGCTTGGCACTACCTGATTATCTGGGCTAATCAACTGCATCATCTTACTTTCTACTTGATACATTCGATTCTCAATACCATTGATGCTAGTAACGAGAAAGCCAATAGCTGCAATAAGTACAGGTATTAGCGAAGTAATAATGGACTGTATGTTCACAGCTCAAAGAATCGCTTTTCTAGTATATAGGCTTCTGGTATACGAATAACCCTTTCAAAGCCTTCGTTACCTTCTCCAGCTACACTGTTATAGTCTCTAGCAACGTAGTAGTTTCCATCTATATCCTTATCAACAAGAAACCCCATAGTTTCCTGTATACATTTAAGCATATGGACATCTTCCATGTTGTCGCCATCACAGGCATCGTTCCATTTAATATATACAGCAGTCTTATCCATTACTTCCTACGGTTAAAGTTTAAGTTCTGGTAAGCCTTCATACCCATACCAGACTCACCATACTTCTTCTTAGGCTTAGGAGCTACTTTAGCTTTAGTTACAAAGTCCCCCATGTTAGTGCGACCTATGTTACCACTGCGACCCTTAGGTGTCTTAGTTGTAGTAGGTGCTTTAGTAGTAGTAGTATTAGTAGCAGTCTTACTCTTTTGATTAGCTACACCTACTACTGTACCTACAGCTACACCAGCAGCTGCTGCTTCTGCTCTAGTCATTCTACGCTTCTTACGAGCTGCACCACCATTAGTAACCTTACTTGCAGGTTTTGAAGCTGCACTCCCAGTACGAGTAGCTAACTGTTGTTGACGCTTAGCCCCACCACCACGCACCTTCTTACCTGCGGCACCTGTAACAGCTAAGCTTTTACTCTTAGGCTTAGGTGCTGCTTTTGGTTTAGAAGCTGCTTTTGGTTTAGAAGCTGCTTTTGGTTTACGGTTAGTAGCACCTGCGCCCCTAGCTTTAGGTTTAGCATTAGGCGTACCTTTACCAGCTTTTCTAGCAGCCTCTTCACCAATCTCTGTAGCATCTCTTTGAATAGATGAAATAGATTCAGGTTTAGTACGTCTACCTCTACGAGTATTAGGTTTAGTAGGTTGTTTACCTTTACCAGCAGCTATAGCGGCTTGCTCACCAATCTCTGTAGCATCACGTTGTATAGAAGATACTGACTCAGGTTGTTTCTTCTTACGGCTACTAGCCCCTGCCCCTCTTTTCTTCTTACCAGTATCTGCTGGTTTGTTACCTTTATTATTCTTTGAGTGCTTTTTCATAGCTGCTTCATAAGCGTCTGGATTTCTTGCAATAAAGGTTTCCATTTGCTTATCATTCTTAAAAGCGTAATCACCTAGCTCCTCAATGTCTTTAATAATGCCTTTAGCTACTTTACTTAAACCTGCCACTGTTCTACTCCTGTGTTACTTTTACGTTAAGATTAATAGTGTAATGCCAAACACACCCACTAAGAAAGAGACAACAGCAACAAAGAAGCACCAGTCCCCATTTGAATTTAAACATTCTTTCATTTATACTTCTGTACCTTCAAATTGTGCTGGAAGGCAAGCAGCACCATAATCTAATATGGCACCTGCTTCCTTCATCTGTTTTAGTTTTGTCGCTACGACATTCATGTCTGGACACTTATCTTCTATTGTAGTCTTATGGTCTACTTCTCCATTTAGATTTAAGATAACTACAATAATAATGGCAATCTTCACTTTACTTCTTGAGCAATCTTCAACTCACCCTCTGATGCCATCTTGTTATCCCATACCTGCAAGTATCCATTAATCATCTGGAAGAATACTGGTGGGACTAAAGCTAAGGCAAACAGTTGGAAGTAACCGTGACCTGTGTTTGGTGAACCCACTTCATCTAATTCCCAGAAGTGCGTCTCACCTCTGTCGTGATGGTCTCCTTGACGGCCAATCTCGATAAAGAACCAGCTTGAGAAAGCAGTAGCGTTATCCCAAGAATGGCGGTAATCAATAGGCTGACCCTTTTCTCTGTAAAGACCATAATGCTCTAAGTAGTTTAATGTTTCTAATTCAAAGTTACTGACTAGCCACATGACGGCTAATACAGCCATACCTACCCAACCACCTACTGCCCAGAATAACAACACTGTTGGTAATGACATTAGGTAGCCACGAATCCAACGGTTGTCGAACGAAAGGAAAGGCTTGTCTAAACGCTCTAGGCGTTGCTTCTCCATCATGAATAGGAACTTGGATTGTCCTAAGCCTGATAATGGATAGTGCTTATATAGGGTACGACCACGAGGTGATGTTGCTGGATCGTCTTGATGACCCAACTCTAGGTGGTGGTTGTAGACGTGTGCATAGCAGAAGTGTGCCTTGCCACTTAGAGCCATCATCATTCTAGCAATAACAAAAGAGAAACCCTTTGTATGTGCCAGCTCGTGTCCGTAGATAATACCGATACCTAGAAAGATACCAGTGGAGAGAGTACTACCAATTAACGCAGTTAGTGATGCTGTGCCTGCCATAAACGCACTGACCTGAAAGGCTAGTGCAATCTGTAGACAGATAAACAGTGGTAACATCGCATACATGGTGGCGTTTTGAAACCAAGCCACGCCGTTAGTTTCTCCGTTCTCGTCAAAACCTGCGCCCACTGTTTGCTTCTTCACGAGTGTATCCACAATAATGGCTACACCTAGCATAAAGACACCCAGCCAAGACAATACACCTCCCTGTACTACTCCATAGAGTGCCAGACTAATCGAGGCGGGTGCGAGCAAGTAACGTAAGTTAATTAGTAGTTTCTTCATTTCTTATTCCTTTTCTATTTGTTACGCTTTACCTTCTTCATTGGTTTACTAGGTTGAACGTAACGCTTGTTTGTTTTATTCTTAGGTGGTCGCCCAACCTTAGAACCATATGTACCTTTACCTTGTGGCATTAGATCACCTCCTCTTAGTTATTTGCGATGTTTTCTTGTCTTAGCTGCAATCTTCTTAGGTTGCTTACTAAATTGTTTACCTTTTGCTGTGTCCTCTCGCTTCTTACGAGTAGTAGCAGCGTATTCCTTTGTTGATAAAGCTTGC